GCCCCAGCAGGTGGCCGACGCAGGAAGTCCGACCTCGTCGAACACGACAATGCGAAGCCGATCGATCTCGCGGCATTGGGGCTACTTAAGCCCAAGGCTGCACCTACCGCTCCGACTTCGAGTGGCTCTGGCTTTCGGAGGATGTGATGAACATCTCCATCTCCTCTACCCACCTCACCCCCGACGAAGTCCGCTCCCCATTCCTCCCCGGCACCAAGGTGCAGTATGCATGGGACTCGACCTCCCTCGGTTACATCAAGACCTGCCCACGGCTTTATCAATACATTATGATCGACGGTTGGGGCTCACGCGACGAATCGATCCATCTCCGCTTCGGCATCGAATACCACACCGCCCTCCAAGACTACGCCATAGCTCGCGCCGAGGGCACCTCGCATGAAGATGCTATTCGCCATTGCATTCGTCAGCTTCATTCTCGGGTGTACGATTGGACTGTGGATCGGAATAGTCGCGCTGGGAAGTACAAGAACCGGGAGACCATCGCATCCCTTGTCATCGACTACTTGGATCACTTCAGTGATGACCCGGCTGAGACGTTCATCCTAGACGACGGCACCCCGGCGGTGGAGTTGAGCTTCAGGTTTGAGCTTGACTGGGGACCTTCAAACGAGAATCAACCAGCAATCAAAGATGGCAGCTTCTGGGACACGAAAACTCTACAGCCCTACCTCCTCTCCGGCCACCTCGACCGCGTTGTGAACTTCGCCGAGGGGCTCTACGTTATGGACCGCAAGACCTCGCTTTCGACGCTCTCGGGCTACTACTTCAACCAATGGTCCCCCAACAACCAGATGACCCTCTACACCCTCGCCGGGAAGATCATGCTCAACTCGCCAATCAAGGGAGTGATCATCGACGCGGCGCAGGTATTGTTGGAGAAGCCCAACAACTTCCAACGTGGCTTTACGTATCGAACTGACGATCAACTCGATGAATGGCTCGTGGACCTCCGTCACTGGCTCCATAACGCCGAGACCTACGCGACGAACGAATACTGGCCCATGAACGATACCTCCTGCGACAAGTTCGGCGGCTGCAAGTTCCGTGAGGTGTGCTCGAAGTCCCCGCAGGTGCGGGAGCAATACCTCGATTCGATGTTCGACAAACTTGAAGAGGACGAGCGATGGAATCCGTTGCGTAGTCGGTGAGGGTAAAAACATGACTCCAACATCATGGAGAATTCGCCAATGTCGAATAAGCAATTCCGCGCAATCATGCCCCTACTCAAGGCCCGTGTCGTCGACCGCGGTCCCGATTACTTCAAACTCCACATTGGTGGCTCGACCACCATAACCATCAAATGCAACATGGACCTCTATGACATCCGTGATGGGGACCTGATGACCCTTTACACCGAAGCCCTACTCAAACCACCGACAGGAGCACAATAATGGAAGACAAAGAAGCCATTGAGATGATGGAGCGTTGCGTTGATGAAATTCAAACACAGCGTAGGATTGTTGAGAACTTAGCTCCGAAGGCCGAAGCCTACGAAGTCATTCGTGACATCGTCCGCATGACACCAAAGCAATCTCAAGGTTATGGCGAGGACCTTGTATGGCGTCTCAAGAAAAAGATCGCCGAACTCCAACCCAAGCCTGAGGCAAACTGAATGGCCAAACTCTCCGACCACCAATCCTCACAGTACCAAAAGGTCCTCCTCGCTGGTGATGCCATGTCCGGCAAGACCGGATCGCTGGTGTCCCTTGTCGCCGCCGGGTACAAACTCCGCATCCTCGACTTCGACAACAAACTCGACATCCTGCGCCAGATGATCCTTGCACAGTGCCCTGAGATGATCGACAATGTTGAGTACATCACCGTCCGCGATAAGTTCAAGGCCGGACCCAATGGTCCCGTTCTCGATGGTACCCCTAAGGCCTTCCCCACAGCGATGAAGATGCTCGATCATTGGAAGTACGAGGGTGTCGATCTCGGCAAGCCCGCCGATTGGGGCCCTGACTGCATCCTTGTCCTCGATTCGCTGAGCCGCCTCTGCGACGCCGCGTTCGACTTCAACATGGCGGTAATGCCAGCGAAGCTGAGTGCAGACCCCCGTGCTGTGTATGGTGCTGCACAGGACGCCACTGAGTCCGTCCTAGCCACCCTCACCAGCGAAGCCTTCCGCACCAACGTCATCGTCATTGCCCATGTGCTCTACATGGAACTGCCCGGCGGCACCACGAAGGGCTTCCCACAGGGCGTAGGCCAGAAACTCTCACCAAAGATTCCCCAATACTTCCCCAGCTACGTCCTCTACATGAACAAGTCCGGGAAGCGCACGATCCAGACTTCGTCCACTCCGTTGGTGGACCTTGCCAATCCAGCCCCGCTCAAGATGGAAAAGTCCTATCCCATCGAAACCGGTCTGGCCGACTTCTTCGCTGTGTTACGGGAGCCACCAGCGAAGGTAGAAAAACCCAAGGCTCTCACACTCAAGAGGATATAATATGAACGCTGAACGTGAACCTACCTACGGTGAAAAGGCCGTGGGTCTCAGCTTCAATCCTTCCGGCATGGGCGATGTCCATGAACTGAAAACCCTTTACGCGAAGATCATCGATCACATGGATGATTTCCGTAAGGGCTACATCAAGCGCGGCGACAACCCTGAAATGGTCCGCCTCTGCTCGATCGCCATTACCGAGGCGCAGACCGCACAGATGTGGGCAGTCAAAGCAGTGACGTGGCGATAATGGAAGAAGATCACATCGCTCGTGAATTTGAATACCCTGAGATCGCCGACCTGATCAATCTCAGGCTCATGCTTCAACAAATCCACAACCCGACGGAGGAAATCACCAAAGCCAAAACCCACCTCGACAAGACCATCGCAGAACTCATCACCAGCATTGAAGTGGAACCCACCTAATGGCAAAAGCAGCCGCAGCAACCACGTTCGAATCCATCCTCGACACCCCTGCCGACTCCGTCGAACGCCCGAAGCCCCTGCCTGTCGGTACCTATGACTGTATCGTCCGTGGGCAGTACGAGGAAGGGCAGTCCTCACAGAAAAAGACCCCCTTAGTCCGCTTCACCTACGCGTTCCAGTCGGCTGGTCCGGACGTGGACGAGGAGGAACTCGAATCGATGCTCACCAACAAGGACGGTGAGAAGCAGTCGCTCTCCGAACGCACCATCAAGGACACCTACTACACCACGCCCGATGCATTGTTCCGACTGACCGATGCACTCGAAGCGATGGGGATCGATCTCGAAGGCAAATCGATCCGAGTCGCGCTGTCCGAAACGCCGAACTGCTCCATTCGTGTGCAGATTGGCCACCGCACGTCGGAGGACGGTCAGCAGGTGTTCGCCGAAGTGAAGCGCGTGATGGCAGCTGACTAACCACGAGTTGTGTGGGTGTCAACGGATCGCAACCCCAATGGTCAACATGTCTATTTTATCCGTTTCTGGACATGGCCAACGAATCGGCAGGCGAGGACTTAAAGGGTTCCCACACGCACCTATGGGGGAGTAGTCCTTGTAAGCCCCCAAACTGCCGAGGAGGGCGCAAATGCCTCCTCGGCTTCTTTACCTCAAATAGCGGAGTTTCAAATGTCACACCACGGTTCAGGCCCATTCGACGACAAACCAGACCGTCCAGAACGTGCTAAGTTGTTAGAGGATTTGCTTGAGACAAAAAGCTTCCGCGGTGCGCTTGGAGATTTCCCTGAAGGGCAATTGACCAAGTCGGATGAAGGCGCAATCCAGTTCACCATCAGCGAAAAGAAAGGTAAAGTGGTCCTCGACTTTGGCACTCAAGTGCATTGGGTTGGAATGAATCCACAACAAGCGGCTGATTTGGCATCACTGCTAATGAAGCATGCTCGCGCAGTCGCACGCCAAAATGGCGAAACCATCAGCTTCACACTCTAGGAGCCCTCGTTGTGCAAGACACCTCAGCCCTCGACCGATCGCCCTTTGACGTTTCATCGATCCCAGATGACCATGAAGCGACCCCGTTACCACCATCTCACCGCAAGCGAAGTCGCGACGATGCTTTCGCTTCACTTCGACGGTATACCCAAGCCCCGAATCGCACAGCAGCTGAACCGGCCCCTGAACACGGTGAAGAAGTGGCTCAACCCACGGAAGCGCGGAGCCCGGATGCGAGCGAAAATTCACGCAGCATCGAATCTATCCTCGCCGAGCGACAAACCACTCACGGAGACTTCACCGACAACGCCCGAGTGATGCAGTCGCTCAAGCGCGTGGTGCAGACTGAGGTTGGTTGGGATCGCCTAACCGATGTGCAGCGTGAAGCCCTGCACATGATCCTACATAAGGTTGGCCGCATCATCTCAGGCAACCCCAACACCCACGATCATTGGGATGACATCGCGGGCTATGCCAAGCTTGCTTCGGAGCGTATCGCGCCGTGAAACCCATCTTCATCCTCGGCGAAGCCAAAGGCGCTGACGAACACCGGATCAACTCCTCCTTCGTCGGCGCCAGCGGCGTAACCCTCTTGAGGCTCCTCGATGAATCCAAAATCCTCCGACTTAGTGGGAACGATAAAAGTCTCATTTCCGACTACTATCGACGGGGAGACCCAAGGTCGATTGATAGCATATGGAAGCTTCACCCTGAGGTCCAGCGGACCAATGTCTTTCAAATCCATCCACCGGGCAATAAGCTCGAATGGTTTTGTGGACCTCGAACCGAAGGGATTCCCAGCTATCCGGCTCTGTTGCCCAGCAAGTATGTGCGCAGGGAATTCGAGCCCGAACTCGATCGACTCGCAGATGAAATCCTTGCGCATGATCCTAATCTCATTATCTGTTTGGGCAATACTGCTCTTTGGGCTCTTGCTGGGCGCACCGGTGTTGGCAAGCTTCGTGGCACTACACTCATTAGCACTCATTGTGTGTCTGGTTATAAGCTCCTGCCTACTTATCACCCTGCTAGCTTGTTGCGTCAGTGGGAAAACCGCCCCACCGTCATCATCGACCTAGTCAAAGCCAAGCGAGAATCGGAGTTCCCCGATGTCCGACGACCACACTGTGAAATCTGGATCGAGCCAACCCTTGATGACATCCGCACATTCACTGAGCAGTTCATCCAAGGCTGTGAACTCCTATCTGTGGACATTGAGACGACTGGAAACCGGATCACGTGCATTGGTTTCGCTCCAACGCGAGATCGAGCTATCGTCATCCCCTTCGATGACCCCAGAGCTAAAGGAGGATGTTATTGGGCAACTAAGGATTCTGAGCGACAGGCTTGGGGTATTATCGATGAAATTCTCGTCGATCCCAGCATTCCCAAGCTCTTCCAAAACGGAATGTATGACATCGCCTTCCTCTGGCGAAGCTACGGAATAGGCGTTCGGGGCTGTGCTCACGACACTATGCTCTTGCATCACGCCCTGCAACCCGAATCGCTGAAGGGCCTTGGGTACCTCGGCTCGATCTACACCGACCACGGGCCGTGGAAGACTGAGCGGAAACAGAATGAGACTATTGGGAGGGATAAATGAAACCTAAACTATCCTCTGCGAGATTGTGGTGGAAATTATATTGGCGTCAACTGCGCATTATTCGGCGGGAAACACAAAAGGCCTACATGGATTGTTTAATATATGGCACGGGATTCACGCATATTGGGCCCGATGTTCCTGGCGGCATTCGGCACATTCCCGTGCAGGAATTGCGGGTTATGAAGTATGGCTAGAATAATCCATACCGACCTCTCAAAGCCCGGCGACTTGAAGGACCAATTCGAGGCCGATCAGGTCTACAACGGCCTCGACTGCTGCATCACCATGGAGGTGCTTGAGCAATGTCTCGGCCAACTCGACCCGGTCACTCAACGCACCTACGACTTCTCCCGCGCCCTGCAGGGTCCCTGTCTCGAGATGTCCCTCCGCGGCATCCTCGTGGATCAACAGCGCAAGATGGAAGTCATCGACGAGTTCCACGACAAGATCGACCGGCTCGAGCGCCAGCTAGAACACATCGTCCTCGACGGGGTCGGTATGCCGGGATTCAATTGGGGGTGGAAAGCCGGTTTTCTGACCCTTTTCTAGGAGAAGCTACAGATACCCGTGATTACCTTCAAGGGCCGCCCCACTGTCGATCGCCGCGCCCTTGAGAAGATGAACACCTACATCATTGCACGGCCAATCATCCAGCATCTCCTGATGATGCGGGAGTTAGGCAAGAAGATCGGGGTGCTCAAAACGGAGATAGATCCAGATGGACGCATCCGTTCTTCGATTAATATTGCTGCCACTGACACCGGTCGATTCTCTTCGTCCTTCAGTGCTTTCGGAACTGGAGGCAATCTGCAAAACATTGAAGAGTCCCTCCGATCCATCTTCATCGCAGACCCCGGATATAAGTTTGCTAAGTGTGACGCTAAGTCCGGCGAAAGCTTCATCGTCGGAGCCCTTGAATGGAACCTCTTCGGCGACGACAAGTACCTCAACGCCTGTGAAACCGGAGACCCCCACACCGCGGTAGCCCGCATCTGCTGGCCTGACATGCCATGGACCGGGGACCTGAAGAAAGATATGGCGATCACCACAAACAAGGAAGCGCAGATC